CCGCTCATGGGAGGACTTGCAGGATTCACATTCAATCCTGATACTCCGGCAATCATGACATGGATTCAGCAGAGAGGAGCGGAGCTTATCACAGCTTCCAGCACCGAGCAGAGGGACGCAATCAAAGCGCTGCTTGCACAGTCGGTAAGAGAGCGCCACAGCGTTGATGAACTGGCAAGGCTTATCAGACCATGTATCGGGCTTACAGAACCACAGGTAAAAGCAAATCTTAGATACTACGAGAACATCACAAGCAGCCTTAGAAAGCAACACCCGAAGATGAAAGCCGAAACCATTCAGCGTAGAGCCAGAGAAGCTGCCAGCAAGTATGCGGAGAAGCAACACAGACAGCGAGCCATGACGATTGCTCAAACTGAAATGGCGACTTCCTACAACAAAGGAGCTGACGAGGGAATCAGGCAGGCACAGAACCAGAACCTCATAGGTATTGTAAAAAAACGCTGGTGTACTTCTGGAGATGATGAAGTATGCGAAATCTGCCGTAGCTTAGAGGGAAGAGAGATAAGCATGGATAGCTCATTTGAAATGGTTAAGGGCTGGCTTAACAGTGGTGGTAATTTAACACCACCGGCACACCCGAGATGTGCGTGTGCGATAGAGTATATCGAAGTTCACTGATTACACAGGAAAGGAGGCGGTCAGAATGAAGAAATTTTCCGACATGATACAGAAGTCAGGAGAGCCAGACAAAAACGCTCCAAGCGGCGTTATCAAAGGCAGAGTGGCTATTACAAAGTCTGATGATGATAAAATGCTGGCTTTCGGTTGGGCGAATGTATCGCTTACGGTAGACGGAGAAGCAATCGAAGATTATCAGGGCGACATTATAGAACCGGAGGAGCTGGAAAACGCTGCATACAATTTTGTGGAGCTGTACCGAGAGGGCGGCGAAATGCACGAAAGAGGCGGTGCGGCAGTCCTGATTGAAAGCGTCGTGTTCACAGAGGAGAAGATGAAAGCAATCGGCATTCCAGAGGGTACACTTCCTGTCGGTTGGTGGATTGGCTTCAAAGTCCTTGATGAAGATGTATGGGAGAAAGTCAAAAACGGCGAATATCCTATGTTCTCAATCGAGGGAGAAGCAGAAAGGGTAGAGGTTGACAATGACAATGGCAATTAGCATTGGAGCTTTTATAGCTGGTACAATCGTCGGATTCATATTTGCGGCGTTGTTATCAGCCAGCAGAGATAATTTTGATGAATGATAATTCAGGAGAGCAGCCGCAAGGTTGCTTTTCTTGCATTATAAATCTTACGAAAGGAGCAAAGCACATGGCAACAAAGCTAAAACACCTCAAAATCAAGAAAGTAGATTTTGTGGACGACGGAGCGAACCCGGAGGCTTTTATACGCCTGTATAAGAGCAAAGACGGAGCCGCACCAACACCAGAGGAAAACATAGTGGAAAATCCTAAGTTCTGGAACCGCTTCATGGCTGCCGTAGCAAAGGCTTTTAAGCTGGAGGACGAACAGGCAGAGGGCAGACCGGAAACAGAAGATGTCGCCAAAGGCGGAGCTGAAAGTTTTGGAGACAAATTCAGCGAAGTCAAGAATCGTAAGATATGCGACGAAGTATGGGATATTTGCTATGCCCTGCAATCCTCAATCTGTTCAATCCTCAATGATGAAGAATTGGATAGTACACAGGCAGGGGACGCAATGAGAGAAAGCCTTAACGAATTTACCGAGGTAGTAAGTGCTGCTATCGGTCAGTGGTCCGGCGGCAAGGCGGCAAGCATTGCGAAGAAAGAAACAGAAGTTACAGCGTCGGAGCTGGAGCTTATGAAGTCCAACAGGGACAGACTGGAGGACATCATTGCAAAAGCTACCGTTGTTACGGATAAAGGACCAGAACAAACAACTATCACAGAACCGAAAGGAGAAACAGAAATGAGTAACATTGACAAGAGCAAACTCACAGAAGCCGAGAGAGCGTTCCTTGAATCTATCGAGAAGCGTTACGGCACACCAGAGGCTCCGGCACAGGTACAGACACCAGCCGCAGCACCGGAGGCAGGAGTAACACCTACTCCAGAGGCATCGGTAGCAAAATCTACCACACAGCCTGAAACGGCTCCAGCAGCACCGGAGGCAGACGACATTTACAAAGGTCTTAGCCCGGCTGTAAAGGCAGAGCTTGAAGCGTTGAGAAAGTTCAGGAGCGACGCAGAGGATAACGCAATCAGAGAGGTTGCAAAGAGATATGCTGTTATCGGCAAGACAGAGGATGAACTCTTTCCTGTATTAAAGAGCATGAAAGAAGCCGGAGGCACTGCTTACGCTGACACAATCGCAATGCTTGATAAGGCAGTAGACACAATCGAGAAGTCCGCTGCATTTACGGAAATCGGCAAGTCCGGCTCTCATGGTGCTACAACAGAGGGTGCAGCATGGGCGAAAGCAGAATCACAGGCAGCCGAGATTATGAAGTCTAAGAATGTGACTAAGGCACAGGCACTTGACGAGGTATTCCAGAATGACCCGGCACTTGCCGCAGAATGTGAAAAGGAGGACTAAGACATGGCAACATATTTTGGTACAAGTATCAATGAAAGCCCTACAATCGTGCTTCCTGCAAAGGAGAAAATTGAGGGTGCGCAGGGTATCGCCCTTGCAATCTCCGACGGACAGCTCACAAAGCCTACCGCCGGTGCAAATGTTATCGGACTGTCACTCTTTACGAATGATGAAACCGTAGAGGCTGGCGACGATATTACCGTACAGGTAAAGGACATTGGAAAGTGGGTTGCCGGAGAAGAAATCGCAGTTGGAGATGAACTTACCGCAAATGCAGACGGAAAAGCCGTCAAAGCAGCAGAGGGTAATTTCATAACAGCGGTTGCACTTTCAAAAGCAACAGCCGCCGGAGATGTTATCAAGATTCAGATTGTCAAAGCTGGATATAAGCCAGCGGCTAAATAATCAGGAGGTAAGAAAGAAT